AAGTTATATGACTTAAGACAAAGATATGCAAATTTACACGGAGTATAATATGGAAGATATCAGAATAAGAGTGCATGAAGGACATCATGTTTCATTAATAAAAGAAAAACGAATCAGTGCAGAAGCACTAGAAGTCTTAGGTATATGTGATACCATGATTGAAGAGTTTATCGAGGATGGAGAAGTCGAAGTTGGTTTTGAAATAGAAAACGTAATTGACCCAAACTATGCACACCTCAATGGTTATCATGTTGATGATGCTATTAGAGAACTCATTGAGTATTCAGAAACATTTGATGATGAAGAGGATTGGATTTCAGATAGAAAAGGTTATACAGAAGTCACACATTCGTTTATCAAAGACGGAGAGGCATTGTACAGATGATTGAAGTAGGAAAAGAATATCATATCTACCCGAAGTTTAAAAAGTCTTACACTGAACGTGAAGTGTTTAAGAACAATGACAACGAAGATAGAGTAGTCATAGAAGCACTATGGAGAAGTGGTGCATATATCGTTAAAATTACTAACGAGGAAGAGAAGGAAATGCTGGAAGCATATATTTCAGAAGATGCAACTGGTGATATGGAACCATGTGAGTTTGAAGAGAATGAATTCTTAGAATCATTTGACGAGTGTGGACGTGATTACTATATCCACCTTGAAGGAACTAGTGAAGCAGACGAAGACGAGATGGAAGAACTACTTGAAGAAGAAGGACATGACTGGTTATTTGAAAACAACTATGACTCATGGGATTGTGAACACTTCTTTGGACTGCCTTTAATTGCAGACGAAGTAGACCCCGACAACAGATACAACACAAGGTTTTAATATGATATCAAGAAAAGAATTTACAGACCAAGTAGAGAAACTTCTACTTAGAAAGGGAACAGATGTAATGGGTGCGATAGTTAGAGTTTGTGAAAACAATAAACTAGAACCCGAGTCTGCAAAGAGGTTAATATCTCAACCTCTAAAAGAGAAACTAGAAGCAGAAGCAACTGGACTCAATATGGTAAATAGAGGTACATCAACAAAAGGAACTATTAATAGGTTCTTTGAAAAATAGGAAAAATTATGAAAAAAGGTGATATAGTATCAGTAGTAGCAATGAGTGGTGAATATGTCGGAGAGTTTGTCTCTGATGATAATGGACTTAATATTGCAAACCCTAAAATGATTGTAAACTCTCCACAAGGTGGAATGGGTTTCTCTAAGGGTGTTGCTGTAACAGGAGAAGAGAATCCTCCATTAATGACATTCTCAACATATGTGTTTGTAGTCCCTTCAAATGAGAAGGTTGCAGAAGCATACAAAACTGCAGTTAAAGGTGAACCTTTAATTCAAGCACCTGCAGAAAAGAAAATCATTACTTAATGACGAGTCGTGAGGGATATGATGCATACACTCTTTATCTTGGAATAAAGTTACACTTCTATTCTAAGGGTTATGACTTTGTAAAGTATAACGGTAAAGTAAAGAGTGACATCAACTCATTCCTCAAACGAAAAGACAAATACCATTTCGGTAAACTCTTTAAAACACATAAACAAGAACTACAAGATTTCTATATAGCAAACCTATCTCTAAAAGATAGTTGGGCAGGAGACTTGTTGGATGAAGAGTGTAATAAGATTTACAAGGAATGGAAGAAAAGAAATCAGAAACTAGGATACATGTTTGAGACTGAAGTATCTGATTTACTTCTAAAGAAGAGTATCAATAAAGTATTAGAAGTTAAGAAAGGACAGCACCCTATCCTTCTCAAAAAATTATTGGGTAAAGAGATATCCTTAGAAACCATCTGTATTATGGATGAGATAATAGGATTCACTAAAGACTGGGAGAGACTCATAACGGAACACATAGTGTATCCCGAAGTGCATATTAAGATTAACAAGTACAAGTCATTTCTCTCTTATGACCAAACAAAATATAAAAACAAATTATTAGAACTATGTCAGAAGTAACTATTCTTGGGAATGGGCCAAGTAGAAAGGATATAGATGTCTCTACTATCACTCATGACGTGTGGGGTTGTAATGCAATCTACAGAGATACTAGTGCATGTGATATTGTCTTTGCAGTTGACATGCCAGTACAAAAAGAAATAGTCGAATCAGAATACTATAGAGGTAACATGGTTGCATTTGCAGACATAGACCCACTACCAATTGAAATGATGCAGATGCTTGTTCCTACATTCAACAATGCAGATGTAAGTGTCAAAGAAGACGACACTCATTTCATTATACAGGGAGATGATGAGTCTACACAATTCTTAGGATTGATTAGACCCGAAACAATAGTAACATACAATGACCCATTATTAAAAAATTTATTTACAGGAATGTCTGCTTTAGGTTTTGCAATGCAGAACGGATACGATAGAATTAATCTTATCGGTTTTGATGCACTTGAATCAGATAGTTTTGAAAACATTTATGCAGGTAGTTCTAACTATATGCATAAATACAATACCGACTCCAATGTGTTAAATGCACAAAGGAGTCAGTTCATAGCACTATGCGAATGGTACTATGGAAAAGGTTCGTTATACTGGAAAAACCCTCTTGACTTAGAGGATGAAATCAAGTATAATGAATTGTCTTATTATGAAAGTAGTGAGAGGTGGATTCTAGGTCAAGGTCTAGAATCCGAAATATAAAATGCGATATAATTGTACGATAAAATAGGAGAATACAATGTCAAGTAGTTTAGATAAACTAAGAGCTGCAATGGAAACAGCTTCACCATCTGATGGTGCAAAAAAATCCTACAGTGACGACACAATGTGGAAACCCGAACTAGATAAAACTGGTAATGGTTATGCAGTGGTTCGTTTCTTACCGACCCCCGAGGGAGAAGAGATGCCATGGGTATCATACTTCGACCATGGATTCCAAGGGCCAGGTGGATGGTATATTGAGAAGTCTTTAACGACTCTTAATAAACAAGACCCTGTTAGTGAATATAATACCCAGTTGTGGAATACAGGTATCGAAGCAAACAAAGAGATTGCACGTAAACAGAAAAGACGTTTACATTATGTGTCTAATGTCTATGTTGTTTCAGACCCTAAAAATCCCGACAACGAAGGTAAAGTATTCAAATACAGATTTGGTAAAAAAATCTTTGAGGCTCTTAAGGAAGCAATCTCACCTGCATTTGCAGATGAAAATGCAATCAATCCTTTCGACCTAAGAGACGAAGGTGCTAATTTCAAAATCAAAATCCGTAAGGTTGATGGTTACTGGAATTATGATAAATCTGAATTCGATTCAGTTTCACCTTTGTTTGATGATGAAGCAAAACTAAACTCCGTGTTTGGTCAAGTGCATTCATTGTCTGATGTAATTGCACCGAGTGAGTTTAAAACTTACGAGGAACTAAAAGAGAAACTTGAAAGAGTTCTCGGTAGTGCATCTACATCAACTGCAGAATCAGTATCACAAGATATGGAAGAAGTGCCATGGTCTAATGTGAACACTGAATCAGTTGCAGAAGAACCAGTAGTCCCTACTGCAGAAACTTCATCCCCACAGGAAGAAGATGATGCAATGGATTACTTTAAAAATCTAGCTAACGAAAATAGTTAATTAGATTATTGGGGTGTACCAATTCTTGATTATGAATATAAGTGATAAAGTTGGTACATTCACTAAGACCGTGGAAATAAGGGGGTACTTAGTAAGGGAAAGGTTGACGGCAAATACAAGCGGGTCAATCGGTTAAGAACGGGATGCTGTAAGGCGTGGGGTGACTTAACACTTTTATAATTAACAGGAAAAAATATGCCAAGTGTGAAACCAAGATTAAACCCGAAGAATAGAATGGAAGAACCATTCGATAGACTTCTTCGTAGATTCAAAAAAGATTGTGACAATGCAGGTATCGTGCAAGAGGTAAGAGATAGAAAATATCACGAGAAACCTAACGATACTAAGAATCAAAAGAATCAACAACTGAAAAGACGAAAGAGTCAAGAAGCAGTTAAACGGAATGCACCGACAAGGCAAAGAAGAAGATAATGAAACAATGGCATGGTGGAAAGGGTTCTAAGAGAAGGAACTCAAACGAAGAAGCTTATGCCGATGGTTGGGAACTTGCATTTGGGAAAAAGAAACCCGAACTTAAAGTAAGAAAAGAAACACCAAGTCATGGTGCATCACAAGTCCATTCGGACAAAACAAAATATAATAGAAAGACTGTTAGTAAGACTGATAT